TGCAGATGCTGCAGATCGATTAGGCGGAGCTGGAATAAGCATATTTAATTCAGTAGGCGATTTATTAGTCGATGGAAGCGGCACTAGTGGATCTGGTAGCATTACTCATACTGCAACTGCGAATCCTACGGCCGGAATGACTAATTCTTATCTCACTGTATCAGATCGTGGTATACGTAGAATACATATTGATGTAGATAACTATCTAAAGAATCAACTTCTCGTACGTGATTATTCTACAGAAGAAGTTAGATCTAAGATGAGAGAACAAACAAACCGAGACTTTGCAGAGTTTACAGCATATCAAGTTGCATCTGGGGTGTTAAATGCTAATTATGCTAATACAGTGCCAGGAGAATATGGTCAAGTATCTGTAACTAGTGCAGCACAATCTCAAAGAGGCGTAACTCCTTTTGGCCAATTGCGTGGTATAGCACAAGTACAAAAATTTAAAACCGGTGAACGTAAAGTTAGATTTAATATTGTGCCTGAGCTTAAGTTTAAAAATAATATTCTTGGGTCAGTTAATACAAATACTATAATCAATCATGATACATCGATAGGTAAATTCATTGGTGCAGATGATCATGGTAAATTTAATGCTTTACCTATTACAGATAAAATACAAATAGCAAAAAATTATTTTATAATATCTGAATTAATGAAGACAATAGCTAATAGTAATCATACACCTACAGACTTTGATACTCATACCTTAGAAGTTGTAGAAGGTTACTACGCGCCTGAGACTTATGGTGTCGGACCACCTGGTAAATTGAAAGAAGAAAAGCTTTCAGATGGCGGTATACTTGATTTAAGAAATAAAGGTAGAGCAATAGTATTTGAGCTTAGAAATCAAAAGGGCCAAATAGACTTAGAAAAAACATTTGCTTTGGCGTTAGCATGGGCAGAAGTAGGTTATTTTGATAATCTTACATTAGATTATGATTCATATGATCCATCAGGTGAACTCAATGCACAAATAATTGTTGATATACCTGAGATAACACAGTTTACTAATATAAAATTTAAACGACAAGTTCAGACACTATACAATAATAACGTGCAATCAACTGATGCATTAGTTGAA